GAGCTTGCAGAACCTAACAGTACCTATCGAAGGTCAAGGTAATCAAGGCCTGTTGATGCCCAAGCTCAAGTACCGATTCCGTGTACTGTTGTACGGCTTTGGTGTCAGCGCAGAGACTACAGAATTGACCAAGCAAGTGATTGACTTTGCTAGACCCAGCGTTAGTTTTGAAGAAATGACCATTCCCATTTACAACAGCACAGTGTATCTGCCAGGTAAACATTCTTGGGAAGCTACAACACTGAATGTTCGCGATGACGCCTCGGGCAGTGTGTCTAAGTTAGTGGGCGAGCAGCTGCAGAAACAATTAGATTTTTATGAGCAGGCCAGTGCTACGGCTGGTGTAAACTATAAATTTTCCATGCAGTGCGAAATACTAGACGGCGGTAACGGCGCGGTTGAACCAGTGGTCTTGGAAACATGGAATCTGCTGGGCTGTTATCTTGCCAGCGCAAACTACAACGACTTGAACTATGGTTCCAGCGAGGTAGTGACAATCGCACTTAGCATTAGATTTGATAATGCACTACAGGGCGTTGATCCTACCACCGGTGGCGGCGTTGGCCAGCAATTAGGCGGAGCAGTCAGTAGAGCTCTTGGTTCAGTAACAGGCGCAGGTCAAACTGGCGGCTAATCTAGGAGGGCTTGATGGCCTTCGGTAACGACTTCTTAAAAGGGTTCTTGAGCGGGATCACTGGTCCTCAGCTCAAGGACTATCAACACGCAAGTAAAACATTTGTACCCAACGCATTTGCTTATGCGCCCAAGGTCAAGTTTCTTTTCCATTGCGTTTTTAACATCAACGGTCAAATTCCTGGAATCGCTCAACTGCTGGGCGAAGCCAATACCACTATCAGCAAAACAGTCAAGAGTGTGCAATTACCCAGTTATCAGTTCCAAGTAGAAGAACTGAATCAGTACAATCGTAAACGATATGCCAATACCAAAATAAACTACAATCCTGTGCAGATTACTTTCCACGATGACAACAGCGATTTGGTGCGTCAGATGTGGTATGCATACTATCAATACTATATCAAAGACAGCCAATACAGTTACAATGGTATTCCTGCCAGCAAAGGCAGTCCTGGATCAGATCCAACATTTGCAGGATTCAGTTATAACTCTAACGATATCTATGCCGGTGAACGTCAGATTGGTGACTTTGGTTTAGTAGGAGAAGGACGTGGATCACCTGTCAACAACCAGCCAGGTGCCAGCACTAACTTCTTTAATGACATCACAATCTTTGGCTTTAATCAGCACAACTATTCAGCTTACACGTTGATCAATCCTGTGATAACAGAGTTCGCTCATGACACATACGATTATGCTGCTGGGGGCGAAACCATGCAAAATACCATGACCATCAAATACGAGTTGGTCAAATATTACTCGGGCGCATTAAACGGGGCCAGCAAAGCAGGCGCACCCCCGGCGTTTGGCCAGACTGCAGACTATGATCAAGTGACCAGCGCTATTACCAGACCCGGAGGCAATGCCACTATATTAGGCAAAGGTGGATTGCTTGACGCTGGGCAGGGTATACTCAATGATCTTGCTGCAGGCAACCCCATTGGTGCCGTGTTGCAGGGAGTACGCACATATCAAACATTCAAAGATAAAAGTCTTAAATCCATAGCCAAACAAGAAGCGACACAGGTTGGCACCCAAATTTTATCTCAGGGTGTGGAAACTGTTATAAGAAATCAAATTCCTGCTATCGATCGCACAAGAACTGGATATTTTCCCACTCCTCCCAAAGGGGATAATAGCAATCAAGTGCCCCCGCCGCCGGGCACAGCAAGACCTGCTTAGTAAATCTTGTTATAAACCATTGATAAATATGGTATGCCCTCAGTAAACAATCCTGACAACGTCAAAGATCGCACCAGTGCTGTGTATCAGCAGTTCAACGCTGCTTACGACGGTATCTATGGATATGGAGTAGATCAAGATACCTACGATTATACTCTAGGGTATTTTGAAAAGACCACCAACAGCAAAGAAACGGCTGCGGCGTTCACTGACAATCTTTTTAGGATAGCAGCCAATTTTCAAAGCAATGGTGAAAACATCACAGTACAGGATTTATTAGAACAGATCAATAACAGTCAGGGTATAACCATCGATACTCTCATGGCCTACTGGTTAAATCAAATCCAAAGCACCAGTACATTATTGGGTACTGTGCGCAAGTTCAGCAGTAACTATTATGTGACCAGGACCATACTAGATTGAAATGTCTAAGTTTGCTCAAGGGGAATTTGTACCCCAAAATCCTGACAAGTATATAGGCCTAGGTCGTCCGAGATACCGCTCGGGCTGGGAGTTAAGTTTTATGAACTTCTGCGATAACAACAAAAACATCATTAAATGGGCCAGCGAAAGCATACGCATTCCTTATCAGCACCCTTTAACGGGAAAGCAAACTATCTATGTTCCAGATTTCCTAGTGCAGTATCTAAACAAAAAAAATCAAATCTGCACTGAAGTAGTGGAAATCAAACCTAAGAAACAAAGCATCATTGAAAGCAAAGCCAGCAATAGAGAACGCATGACCGTGGCCGTGAACTATGCTAAATGGGCAGCAGCCCAGGCTTGGTGTAAACGCCAAGGCCTAGTATTCCGTGTGGTCACAGAAGAAGACTTATTTTATCAAGGAGGTCGAAGGTGACCAAAAAATTAGAGGAACTGTTTGAATTGCCTCAGGATGAAGACACTGAAGTGGAAACTCCTGCGGTACAAATAGCACAAGAAGATGTGCCTGTTACTGCCACAGCGTTGGCCAACTTAGAACGCATAGAGTCAGCACTGCCTGCAGTCAAGGGTTTGGAAGCAGCAGACACAGAAATTGACGAATTAGTGGGTCTAGCAAAAGAAAGTTATCAAGATCTCATGAATTTGGGTATGCAAGTAGACAGCAGATATGCATCTGAGATCTTTGCTGTGGCTGGGGCTATGTTGGGCCACGCTATCACTGCTAAAACCGCTAAAGTAAACAAAAAACTGCGCCAAATTGACCTACAACTTAAACACGCCAAACTCAAAGGCGATCAATTGCGACAGTCAGAAGACGGTATCAGCGGGCAGGCTGCTATACCTACAGCCGAAGGAGTGATCCTAGATCGCAACGAATTGATGCGTAGGCTAAAAGAAGGTGAAGTAAAACACTAAGAACGCTAAATAAATCATAAACTAGGAATGACCTATGAAAAGTTTTAAAGAATATCTAATTGAAGACGCCAGGGAGTTCAGTTACCGCATTAAAATTGCTGGTGATGTGGATGCCAAATGCCTAGCAGATATCAAGCAACGCTTGGACAAATACGATGTAGTATCAATGAGCGATGCTAAAAAAACACCTATCCTGGCCACACCTTCGGATTTTCCTGCGTTGAAAAACACAGAAATCAACATCATTGATTTCACGTTCAAGTATCCTGCAAGCTTAGATGAGATCCAGCAGCAGGTTCATTTGTGCGGCGTACCCACTGCCAACATAGTAGTGGTAGATCGCAAGTGGGACGACAGCATTGAAAAAGATGCCGAAGGACAGGTAGACACACTAAAAACCAGCGAAAAGGATTCTTTGCTCAAGACCACAGATCTAGGCGCACCTAATGCTGAACAAAAAGAATTAAGCCGCCGCTATGCCACCAGAGATGCTGCCATGGCCGCAGAAGCAGCCAAAGACGGAGCCAAGTTTGAAGTAGCCGGCGGTAAGACTCCCAAGGCCAAAACAACTAATGATTTGCCACAGGACAACATCAGTCCTTTTACTCGAGCAAGCCGCCCCGCTAAAATGCGTGCCGGTGACATGACCATCAACGTAGGAAAATAATCATGAACATTTACAACGTATTAGATAAACTGAAAGCCATTGCTGAAAAAGATCCTCACTATCGTGATGCAGCTAAAAATACTGAAGCATATGGTTTCAAAACTGTCAGTGAAGGTGTGCATGGTGAAACCTGCAATGAATGCGGCATGTACGAAAGCCATTGCGAATGCCCCGAAGAAGAAGAAGTAATGGAAGGCGACAAGCCTGACTTCTTGGATCTTGACAAAGATGGCAACAAAAAAGAGTCTATGAAGAAAGCAGCAGCAGACAAAAAAGATGTCAAAGAATCGCCTGAACTGCGAGGCATACTCAAGCATGCTGGTATCACCATGATCACACCTAGTGGCACCATGGCCAATCAAGCAGATAATCTTGTGGAAAGTATTAATCGAACAAAATCTATCCTGAACGAAAACTATTCTGGTGGATTGAATCTTACACCTGTGGCTGAAAAGTGGGATACAGAAACTAAAGTAGCACCCAGCGAGAAAGGC